GCCGAGGTAGTAGGTGTGGGCAGTAGCCATTTTGTCGCTAGCTCCTGATGCAATGCGGTTAGGTTAGTGTACCTATACGCCAGTATACCTGTAAACCTACGATCCCCTGATGAACGTCCCCCGGCCAGACTGCGACGCGCTAAACTGACCGCCGAACGCTTTGGCGAGGTCGCCATTGGCGACGGCACGCATGAGTGCCGGGTACATGTAGGGCCGTTCCGGATACCTCACCACCCGCCGCTGCGACGTGGCCTGCCACATCGCCCCATTGACCGGACGGCTTCCTGGAGCACCAGTCCTGGTGATGACCTGGCCGCCAGGATAGCGGTTGCGAAATACCCACACGGATAGGGTTTGCGTGCCCCCGAACTCGTGCAAATAGGGCAGCATCTTGCCCTTCTTGCTTGGGCCGACGACGGCCGACCTGGTCTGTGCGTCGAAGTAGTTCCAGAGGTTTCGACGGAAGCCGAGCATGTGCGAGTAAGGGACGTGCGTGTGCGGAGGTGTGCCCGGAGGTGACGGCGGCCTCGTCTGTATTTCCATCACTCTGGTCTCGATCGCACGGCGAGTCCGGTTGTTCGTCCCCGGCCTGTTCGCCAGCTCTCTCAGTCCCACGCCAGGGTTGTCCTTCATGATTTTCAGCCTCGGCCTGGCAGACCCCATCTTGCGAATCGACCTCCTGGCATAGTCCTTGATTCGCAGCGACCCCCTTGAGAGGGCTTTGTATTCCATCGCACTCAGCGCCGACTTCACTGCCGCCCGGTCAAAGAACATGCTGGTGCTGACCCGCAGCGAAACGCTTGGGATTTGGAATCCGCCGCCCATGGCTGCGGCAAACGGGTTTCCGCCCATCGGGAAAAATGCCATGACTATACCCCGTCGTTCTGTCGTGGAACTCGGTACGCAACCTCGATTTGAGCCGTGAAAATGCGACTGTCGTTCAACGCATCACGGTCAAACATTGTCTGAAACGACGACGAGTAGTATTTCGCGTTTTCCGGCATGATCTTGGCCGAGATTGTTTCGCCGCGGATCACGTCGATTATTTCTTCGCACAGCCGCATGAGCGGATCGACTTGCCCATTGCTGCCGTCGGTCGCCTTGGCGACGATCACCATGATCGAGTGGGTGAATAAGTCCTGGCCTCGCGAAACCCTCTCGGTCTCGGCCGGCCCCGGAACCACAGAGACACGAAGCTCTTGCAGGTCCGGCCGGTCGTAGTCCGGCACATACTTCCGTGACGCAACGAACGGCACCGAGAAAATGTGCGATGTCAGTGCGGTGGCGAGCGAGTCTGCGATTTCTACGGCGACTGACATTGTTATTCGGCCTTGGGGCCGTCCTCCGATTCCATTGTCTCTAGTATGCGGACGTTTTTCTTGAGTCTCTCGTCATTCGGGTTTCGGCTGACCGCTTCCCTGGCGTGCAGCAAAGCCTCGCTGTAGCGACCCATCTGCATGGCAGCGGAGCACGCTAGATCGGGGACGGCATCCGAGTAGGCCGCCGGATCGCTCGCGTGCGAACGGTTTTCGTCGGAGCAGTTGAGGGCTTGCCGTGCCCAGTAAAGCGTGCCGACCGGATCCCCCTTCGCCCACGCCAGCCCAGCGACGTGGAAAAAAGCCTCCGGCTCCAGCGGGCTCTCCAGCATGGACCCGAGGATATGCAGCTCCCCACGCTTCCCGTCCCGGCGAGACAGCGCCCGGCGGGCGTAGGATCGCTCGTTGGGAGCCCCTCCCGGCATGGCAAGGTATTTCGCAAACTCATCCACGCACGCCGGATCGTCGGCGTAGTCCATTTCGCGGGCGAGATACCACTGCATCCGGGCGTCGGTCGGATTCTCGCGGACGGCTTGCCGCAGCAGCGTCAGGTCGGTTTTGTGGACCTTGCCGGGTTGCCGGTGATGGCGGATCACTACGCCGTCGGACACCGTCTGCACTTCCTCACCGTCCCACCGCACCAGCCCCTCGTGCGTCGCACCGGTCCACCGGTAGCCCGTGCGGGTGTGAATGCGGTCGCACCGAAACCGGACCTCGTGCGACCACCAGTACCAGTAGCGGAGTTTGGTGGTCTCCGGCTTCCAATCACGCTCTAGGGCTTCCCGCCAGCCGGGGTCGATGGCTTCGTCGAGGTCCAGCCGGATCACCACGTCGGCGTCGGCCGGGGCGTGCATCAGCGAAAGGTTGTGGGCGTCGTCCCACCGCCACGGGATCGGAGACCCGCGGGCCACGGTCACGCCAGCGGCCTCGAGCAGCTCCACCGTGTTGTCGGTGGAGCCGGTGTCGGTGACCACGCGAACGTCGGCCTCCCGGCACGACGATTCCCACCGCTCGACGTTGGCGGCTTCGTTGCGGGCGAGGGCGTAGATGGCGACTTTCATGTAAGGATCGCCCCCTTCCGAAGCCCGTCATCGAAATACTCCACCGCCCTAGCTTGCTCCTTGGCGAACGTCTCGACCGCCGCCCTCACCTCCCGGTTGTCGCAGTCGTCGGCGAGGATCACCCGGCTGCCGGCCACCAGCCGGAGGTCGGCCAGTGCCCCGGCGTAGGAGTGGTCGCCGTCGACGTGAGCGAAGTCTGCCGGCGGCAGCGACTTGATCGCGTGGGAGTCCACCACGACCAGGTCGGCGTCGATCTGGTGCTTCGCCACCAGCCGCCGCCAGTGGGCGAGGCAGTCGTAGGAGTCGGCGTCCATCGCCCCGTCGATGCAGAGGTAGTGGGCACCGGGGGCCGCGGCCTCAAACGTCAAGAGCGAGTAGCCGCAGCGGGTGCCGATCTCGATCACGCTGGCCGGCTTGTAGCGGCGAAAAACCTCGCCCTTCATCGCGTAGTGGAAAATCACCCGACTGTCGCAGCCGAACCAATCGTCTTCCCGCCAGTTGCTTTCCAGCAGTTTGCGGACGGAGTCGGTCCATGCCACCGATGCTGTCACTCCCATGCGTCACCCATGATGTTGAGTACGTCGGCGATCGGAACGTAGGCCAGCCACGCCTCGGCGTCCCGCACGCCGAACGATGCCACGAGCGTGTCCTGGCCGCTGACCGCGAGGCCGGCGGCGAACTCGATGCTGCGGGTTTCTCGGAACGCGAACGGCTGGGATACCCGCGTGATCCGCCAGTCGGCACCCTCGTCGAACATGACGAACCGGTGTTCGTAGACCCGCCGGCCGCCGGAGACGGCCACCTCGTGGACGATCGCCCACCACAGACCAGGAGCCCATGGGTGCTCGACGAGCTGCGAGCCGCCGCGGAACCCGCGGGCCACCAGCGGAGCCTCGGCGTGTGCCGTCACAGTCCAATCGTCGCCGCACTCATTGACGATGCACGTCCGGCCTTCGTGGCTGCACGAATACAGCCACTCCCTCCGGCCGGTGATCGGCATCCAGTTTTTTTCGTGCCGGCCGCTCACGGTGTCGTGGCAGCGGAGGTCTTGGATCCGGTCGAAGGTCTCCAGCTTCCCGACGCCGATACGGCAAGTCCCATCGCGGTCCGCCCAGTTGCGGATCGTGGCCGACGCGATCAGCTCGCCTTCTACGGAGTTGAGCCGCACGTCCTCGAGCCCGGTCACCGCGAACCCGCTGGCTTCGTAGTCTGCGGCCCAATAGCGTGCGTGCCCGTCGCCTGGTTCGACGAGGCAGTTGAACGTGCGGATCGCTTCGCGGTCCTCCGGCGGAATGACGTAGCGACCGTTTTCGTCGATCGAATAGTTGCTTGACCGCACGTTGACGAGCAACCGGTCGCCGTGACTGACGACCGAAGGATTGAACAGCGACCATCCGACGCGGGCCGGCGGCACGTCGATCTTCGTGAACTCCGCGGCGACGCCCTGGTCGGACAGCGTCCGCGTGTACCAGGTGCGATTGGACCGGACCTTCTCCTCTTTCTCCGCGGAGAGCGGAAGCCGCATGAGCCGTTCGCACGCCCGGCGGCCAGCGTCGTGCTCGCCGCAGTAGTAAGCGTGGGCCGCGAGTCGGTGTAGGTGTTCGATCATGCCGGTGTTCACCTGTTCACCGGTTAGCCTAGCGGGATCGGCGTGGGCGTAAACCCCGGATTTTCGCGCCGGAAGTCCACTAGCTCACAGGGCTAGGGGACTCCTCTGGCACCAGTTGCGGCACGGCGTCGGTGGCAAACTCAAGGTCTGCCAGCGGCACCACTTCCACACTGGCGAAGTTGCTTGCATCCAGCCGTGCGAATCCCGCAGCGTAGATTCCGCCTTCCGCGATGCACTGCGGCAGGATGTCAGCAACGTGGCACCACCGGCCATCAGCGAGTGCGGCAGGGTACACGGTGCAGCGAGGGTCGCCGTACCAAGAATGGTAGTTGAGCATCTTCTGGGCGAGGGGGGTGTCGAACACAATCGCCAACGTCTGGAGCGTGGCGGTGTCAGGCAGCGGCGTGGCTAGGAACTCTGCGAGGGTCATACTCGCCCCATTGCGGATTGAAATGCTTGCATGGCGGTGTTGTAGGCAGTCACCTGAGCGGCTGTCATGCCAGCACCGATGCTGTATGCGGCCATTCGAC